TCGAAGTTTTTAGTCATAATTAAATTTTTTATAGATTGCTTAATAGCATTTTCGTCATATTTCTTGTAAATGTCTTTAGACACGGGGTTTGCAAGAAATGCCATGTCTAAATCTGAAAATGTGCGAGTATTTTTAGCCATATGTTTATTTATCTTATCCGGAAAAAACTTTAGACGATCCTGAAATTATTGGGTGTTCTGCATAATTATCACCAATTCTGGCAAGAGGTTGATTTTCACAAAAAACTTTACTTGAGCCAGTTGATAAAGCAGGAGCATGAGGGACACATCCTGGAGCAGGGTGTGTGATCATAGTATTTCCTATATGTATTGCTAAAATGTTTTCAACATAAACTTTACTCACACCCTGATCAGTGCTTTGGGTTGTTGGAACGCGGCATTGTTTACCAGTACCATGTGGAGAAAAAACCTTATCAGTGGAGTTTGATCGAGCTACTGGTGGCATTATAGTCTACCCTTCTGTAATAAATCTCTAAAACTTTGTAATCCAAATTCATACTTCCAATATATTTCTTGAGTAATATTCAGTGGCATTATAGCATCTATTAAATTAACTGGATCTATGACTCTTATTTGTAGTGTATGTGTCACTTCAATGACTTTTATAGGAGGAGGCGACCATTCAATAATCGTATCAAAATCTTCTTGTGTATCCGCAGGCAATGTTTTGACAGTTTTATCAGGCAACAAAAACTTATAAAATCCTCCTGGAATCATATTTAACGCAGTACCACTTATTCTTATCGTATAATCATCAAACTCTAGTGCAGTAAATCCGTTAACAGGTGAGTCATAAGAAACCAACTCTATTATCAACGCAGGACCATACGATCCTGGACCGCCAGTTTGTATTTTATATTGTATGTTCCCAATAAAAACTCCATTATTATCATAAGCTGAAACAAAAACATTTCCTGAAGGCTCGACAGGATCTTCAGTCACTGGTATTGTAGTGCTTGAAGTTACTACTGGTGCTGGCACTAATTCTTCAGACATTATGCAACCAATACGATCATACGGTACTAATTGTTGAATCTTCTGAATGGCTTCGTAGTGACCCTGACGACCAAAGTTAGGAATTACGATATCAGCTGCACAACCAAGATAGTGATCTGAAGTTTTTGAAGAGTTGGCTACATCTTGAGGACGTCTGAACCCAGAAGTAATCACCATATTAGGATACAAGTTTTTAATGGGTTCTAGACAGTTTTCCGACAATCCCTTTAAATTACACACAATTTCTTGAACACTCAGACCCTGTTGTGCGATTACTGGTCGACTTCCGTTCTTAGTAAGAACACCAAGAGTAAAGTTCTTAGATAAGATAAAGGAAGGTTCAAATGTCGCCTTCATAAAGATAGCATCGCAACTCTTCTCTTCTGGAGAAACTACTGGTGGTTCTAATTCTTGTGAATCCTGTTGGGTACCACTATCCATTTCTTCTTTCTTTATAGCACCACTATTAATTTGCTTTTGAATATGCGCACTTGGATCTCCTTCTTCAGGTGTTTCGTACTGACCACCCGCAGAAGCTCCTCGTGTTACAACAGTTAAGCTTCCAAATTCTGGCATCTCAGGTTCTTTAGATGCTGGTGGCGTTTCTAGACCTGAACTCTCAGCAGAGTTCGCGCCCATTCCTAAGTGCACTTGACTTCCATCCAGCTTAGCGTTACCTCCAGCTTTAACACTAGCTTCACCAGATGCTTCAATATTAAATGCACCACCAGCAGCAAGAGCATTTATAGAAGTATCACTTTCCATTACAATGGAATTGGCTTTAAGTGTAAATGCTCCTCCCACACTCAACGACATATCTCCACTTACATTCATCACTGTGTCGTTGAAAATATTGACTGTTGTTAAGCCATTCACATTTAAGTTCAAAGCATTTTTAACTAAAACGTTATGCGCACCATCAATCGTAACATTTAAAGAACCATTTACTTGTACGTATCCATTTCTTTCTAAGATTTCGTATCCATCACCAATAATACGGTTGACTTGTGTTCCATTGGCATCTATTTCAGTAAATGTACCTGATTTATGATATAAGTGGATTCTTTCGCTATTTGGTGTATCATCGAATTCAAGAATATGTCCTGACTCAGTTTGCATTACATGGTTAAAGGGATATTGAGTATTATATGGAATAGGAGATTGATCCCAAGTACTCCCATCTGCGACTTCAATACCCTTTAATTGAGCTGCTTCTTTTTTATAAACTACAGTTTTGTTAATTTCTTCATGACGGGCTAATCTGTTTGTATCAGGTTCATCATAATAGAGAGGATATTTCATGTTGGGGTCTCTAAATCCCAAAACACTAGATACTGATTGAGTGGCCTGCGAATTTAAATTAGCTGTAGGAGATCTAACATTATTCGTAACAGAAGATTCTGCTTGTGTTACACCAGACTGTAACTCCTGAGGTGGTAATTCTCCCGACTCGTTTGGTATTCCTTCAGCAAGAAATAAATCTTTTTCAGCAGATCTTCTTCTAACAAGACCTAATAATTCTTTTCCTCCAGCCTTAGTCCACAACATAAATCCGGTAGCAGCGTCGAGATACTTACTAGAATTCAAATCTTTAAGTAGAGTCGATTTAGATAAATTTCCTCCTCCTAGATTATAAGTGAAAGAACACAACGCGTCGAACATAGATTGCGTAATAAGAGCTCTAGTGTTACGCTGAACTAATGGAACAAATTCTTTTAAGTCTTCTGATAAATACTTTTCTGCTTGCACTTCTGTAATAATCATCCCAGGTTGTACTGGAGATCCATTGATTCTTGTAGTTCCATAACCGATTGTCCATATACCAACGGAATCTTGATATGCCTGAAGACGTAATCCTTCAAATCGTTTTATAAGAGCAACACAATTGGCACTTGGAGTATACTCTACAGCTCTCTTAAGTTTATTAGCATTTTCTAAAGTTACTGATTCTTGAGATGTAGTAACTGGAGCTCCTGAACTATCAACGACGGGATTACCTGAACCATCTAAAAGAACATTTGTTTGTTCATTTACTTGTTTTAATTCGCCATCAATTTTAATTCGTATAGTTGAATCATCTGAACTTATATCTGACGAAGTACTTTGGGGGATACCAGCAATTGATCCCAAAATAATAGGGAACTGCTTTTCGTCATCCCTAAACATAACTATAACACTAGTCCCTTCTACTAATCCTAATGGAGTAGTTCCTATACCTGAAATAGCAGCAGATGTAGTAGGTTGCATTGGAACAGCCCAAGGGAGGTCTGCAGTAGGTAATTTTGCGGCATCGTGTGTATGTAATCCTATTACACGCACTTTGCATCTTCCTAACTTCAGTGGATCATTGCGATCCTCGACAACACCTATGTATAGCATATCACTCCAATTTAGAATCTTTAGAAAGTTCTATTATACACGTATGATTATCTTTTGAAATTACGTGATTTATAGCTGTAATTATATAGAAACCAGAGTACGTAGTATCAATAAACCCATTTTCGCTGTCACTATTTGCTTGATCTTTTTCAGAGATAACAACCGGTTTTGGAAGTTCTAAATAAACTTTTTGTCCTACTGTATAGTCTGTTCTTCCGAAGACATTTATTTCTACTATCGATGATCTTAGTAAACCTAATTTAGATTTACGCTGTTGTTCTATATTTACAGAACTCGTATCAGCATAACCAGTATGACTTCCATAATGTTTTACACTATCCATTACGAAATTAAATGGAGATATGGGCTTAGCATCTGTATACAAAGGATTCTTATTTAAATGGATGTCATTTGAGAAATTTGATAAAGCATTGTAATCTTTTGAAATATATTTTTTCTTCACTAAATCGTACGAATGTAAACGGGAAGAATATATTCCTGAATTAGTGAATTTCATCGAATCAAACGGAACACGAACTTTAAAATCTAAAATTCTTTGATAATCTCTTTCTATATTTTTTAAAGAAGTATTTACAAAATTATCCCTAACATAATTATCTTTTATAAATTTTTGGTAAGGAGTATCTGAATATAATGCTTCTAAGCTTACAAAATTAAAACCTAAACGATTTTCAAAAAATAGGTAAGAAGCGCTCCCTGAGTTATTTTGAGCAAAATTTGCAAGATAATTCAAATTTTTTATCGGCGACCAAAAATTTGAAGTATACTTAATAGAATTTTTAGTTGCTTCTATATTAGTGCTTTTGGTCGTATTTAATCCGTCAACTCCAATAATAGTTTTTGCGATATTTGAAATGTTTCCTTGATATGATTTAGACTGTTTTATATTCAGATCATATAATGCTTCATACGAAATGCAATTCATAGTGTAAGCTATATTTCTGTCATTCAGCATCAGTCTATCGCTAATCTTATAGACGTAAAATTTACTTTTGAAAAAAGTTTTCTCATCGTGGAATGTAGGTGTAGATATTTCAAAATTTATTATTTCTTCGCCTCGGAGAGGAAGAGCATTAATAAAATCAAGAGATTCGCGCACAGTGATACTCATTGTCGTAAATGGCGAAAATATATCTTCGTATATCTCAATGCCAATAAGTTGATTTGACATATCAACTTTGTAATTGGCAGAAGATACGATTTCCAGTTTACGTATACTTACGTCACCTGCAAAACGAAGTCCCTCATTTGGAAATTTATTCATACAATGTCTTGGAATTCTTTAACTAATTGCTCAACTAGTGAAGGATCTATTATCCTAATTCTTCTCTTTGACTCATTAACTTCCATCTCATAATCGTAATTAGTAGTAGCTTTATATTGATTTAGAACTGAAAATGATTTCACTTTAGCAAAAGTTATTTCATTTAATACTGTTAAAATTTCATTGGGAATAAAACTGCCAGATCGCATTGAAGCATCGACTCTGAGAGTTTTGGGAGATCCATCGATTAGAAGTCCAGAATTCACTCTTGCTTCATATCCATTTGGACTAACTAGAATATCTCCAACATCTATAGCTGTAATACTTCCACCGCTAATGTCAATTGGTTCTAAAACAACTGTAACCAATCCGTCTACGATTGCTCCATTGAGCTTATAATCATGTATATGATATTTTTTATTGCCATATGTTCTATCAATATATTTTTCTAATTCGTTTTGAGTCAAAGGAAAATCATTAATATAGTCATAACGCTGATTTGCCAACATGATAACCCAATGATAAAAAGGAGTTCCATAAAATTTTTCGGATATAATTTCTGGAGTTTCTCCTTCTCCAATATCATAATAATCGTATAAAGATATATTCTCCAGTATCTGTTTGCGCAATCTCACATTTTGAGTAATATCTGTTACGATCTTATAGTCAGTGCCATTCGATAAATCGAAATCGTAAACTATTTTTGGAAAGTTTGAAAAATACATTATAGACCTTCTGAAATAAGTTCTTTTGTAAGAATAGTGAGTTCTTTAAATGTCATAGATACATTTATCTGAGTTGGCCTACCGTCTTTAAAAGTAGAAAAAGTTCCATTTGGCGTATAGTTGACGTTGAGTTCTGTTAACACACAAGACGTATGTCTATGAAGATTCAAATTTTCCTGACCTTGATGGTAATATTCAATATCAAATTCAGAAGGATATAGAAATAAGAAATTATTAGCATCTTTATATTCTGGGTGCATATGATACTTCAAAGCTTTAATAATCTTATTAACATTATCCGACTCAGCTATGCTTCTTGGTGAAAATTGGTATTCCATTGTGAATGTACGAAAATCCATGCCTTTAAAAACTTGTTCTTTCATTGGATTAGGTGCTAAACCTGTCATAGCAGACATTGCTCCAGCATTTGGTCCTCTAGTCAAAGCAATATTAGCAACTATTGAAGATATGCCTTTTGCTCCCTCAATCACTGCATCTCCTGCACCTTTTACATTTTGATTGCCTAAAGCTTTACCTGCTGCTTCCAAAGCTCGGCCGGCTGCTTCTCCTCCCTGCAATAAAGCTTGCATTCCAAATGTTTCTTCTTCACTCCAGCCAGCACCATATCGTATCGACAATTGATTTGGCACGTGTAGAGCAATAACGGATTTAAGTCGTTTTTGGGGTCTGGAGAAAGTTGAATTCTGAGTATTTGCCGCAACTGAGGCAGCGCCAACAGCACCGGCTAATGCACCAAGAGCAGCCCCTTTGAACCCGCTGCCGGCAGATCTCGCTCCAGTTACAAGTGCAGTCACCCCACCAGACTCTGCAGCTTGAGTGGCAACTACAGCTTCTTGTGAATAATTTCTCCCAGCTAATTGTTTTTTAACTCTCTCAGAAGCATCTACATCTACAAAAGATACCCCGATTTCTGGATTCTCTTTCATCTTAGAATCATTATTGACATTGATATACATGATGAGATAATTACCACCGTACATGGGCTGAGTTTGTGCTCCGCCTGCACTAGATTGTGCACCTAATAAATCTGACGGGTACTGATAATTACCGACCTGGTATTTCGCTTCAGTACCTAACTTAAATTGTTTTCCGGTGTATCTGCTCTCAGGCACTGCGGATAGAGGTCGAGATGCCATAAGGATTCCTATAAATAGTTGATAGAATGCTATAATTATTTATCCATGTTTCATAAAAGAATATTCAAACCAATAAATCCTGGAAAATATATTGGCGATCCTACCAATATAATCATGAGATCGAGTTGGGAAACAAAATTTGCTATCTGGTGTGATACTAATCCTGCAGTTGTGAAATGGAGTTCAGAAGAAACCATAGTTCCATATGTATCACCAATAGACAATAAGGCACACAGGTATTTCGTAGATTTTAAGATTCAGGTGAGGAAAACAGACGGTTTATTAAAAACATATTTGGTAGAAATTAAACCAGAATTTCAAACTAAACCTCCTATTCCTCCATCCAGAAAA